TGATAATATAACACCTGAATACCTGGATTCACTTGTTGATACATTTAACAAAGTTGGAAGTAAAGTAAAGCCTAGATTAAGGTTGACACACAACAAGACAGATTCTGCCAGTGCTACACAGATGGCAAGTCTTGGATGGGTACAGAACCTCAAAAGGGACGGCAATACTTTGATTACTGATTTTAAAAGCGTACCAAAGAAAGTTGCAGATTTAATTGACAAGCAGGCGTTTGGTAGGTTTTCACCGGGTATTTACCCGAAACTGAGTTTAAACGGTATTGAGCACAAAAATGTGCTTGACCATGTTGCATTGCTTGGTAGTGACCTGCCCGCTAATACTGACATAGACGGGCTGATAAGCCTGTATGGCATAGACAATGAAGATAACGAAGATATTAAAATTTATACTAATAAAATTCAGGAGATAGACATGGAAAATCTTGAAAAACAAATTGCAGAAATGCAGACTCAGATAAAAGAGTATGACAAGAAAATCGATGATTTGACGGATGCTCATAACACTGAAAAAGAACTTCTTGCAAAAGAAAACGAAGATTTAAAATCAGAAATTGAAAAGATTAACTACGAAAAGAAAGTCTCTGAAGTTGACTCTATTTTGAAAGAGTATGTTAACGGCGGGAAAATAACCCCTGCACAGGTTGACGGTTTCAAAGCTCTTATGCTTGGCGAAACCAAAGAAGACGACAATGATGTCAAAGAATACTCATCCAGAATGGATATAGTCAAGGGCATTATTGATAATGAGCCGGACGAAAAGCCCGTTATTGATGACGAGGTTGGACAACCCGGGGAAACTTCAAAAAAGACTTACACTAACGCAAAAGAAGATGAGCCGGAAAAAGACCTTGATACTGAAATCAAGGAATACATGAAAGAGAATGATATCTCTGATTATGGCGAGGCTTATAATGCTGTTACATTTGAGAAAACTTATGGAGGTAACGAGTAATGGCTGTAAAAGGAACTGGAAAAGAATATGATGTCAGTGGTGACATAGCTGACAATCTTAAAACTACTACCTCACAATATAGGATTGTTTCTATCTGTGGCGACACAGCGGGGAGCAACTGGACTTTTGATGCTGCAAGAACCGGAACTGCCGACTTTACAGCAGCCACAAGGTATGCAATAGGAATTAACCAGACTTATCTGTCTGAATCTGCTGAAACATGCGATGTAAGACTGTTTGGAATTTCTAAGGCTGTATGCGCTGAGTCAATTCCTGTTGGATCATTTGTCTCCACCTATTACGGTGTGAGCACTGCAACCATGTGGGGGAAAATAATAAACCTTGATAATGGTGCTTCTGGATGCTCCGGTTATACCGGCAGCGTCGCTGGAACCGTATCAAATCAAGTAACTGTACTTGGAAGGGCAATGGAAAACGGAAGCACTAACAGTGTAATTTCTGTATTCTTGAACCCGCAACTTTATGATATGAGCCTTGTCGGTTCAATCGGAATAACATAAAAGGAGGGTTTAGATTATGCCACTGAAAGGTAATTTTAGATTAGACAGGGCACTTTCAAACCTGTCTGTAAGATATAGCAATGCAGAATACATAGCGGATAAAGCTGTCCCCGATATGATGGTTGACAAGGAGTCCGGGCAATACTGGATTTATGACAACAACTATCGGAATGAGCCTACCATCCGAGCAAATGGAAGCCCGTCAAAGCAAATAGAGTTTGAAGCTTCCACAAGCACTTACCATGTAAACCTGCACTCGCTGAAAGCAATTATAACGGCGAGGGACAAGAACAACACGGATGATGTGTTTCAGTTGGAAAGGGACAATGTTGAGGACTTGACTGATAAAATTCAGATAGAACTTGAAAGAGAAGTTCACAATCTGCTTTTTACAACTACCTCTTTTGCAAACAACGAAAGCCTGGATACAAACTCATCATTCAAATATAATACCACCACCAGTAACCCGGTACAGAAGATACTTTCAGTAACTTCTTACATTAAGCGTTATGCTGGTGCTATTGCCAATGTGATGATAACGGATCAGGACGGGCGTGATTCTCTGAAAGAAAACCTTAACATTATAGACCGGATTAAGTATACGCAGCGTGGAATACTGACTGACGAACTTATGGCGTCAATGTTTGACCTTGACAAAATATATGTCGGTTCTGCTATGTATAACACACTGGATGAGGGACAGACAATGTCACTCACAAACATCTGGGGAAACCATGCGCTGATTGCTTACATGGATACTACACCAAGACTCAAGACTAAGAGTGCTGCCGGTATTCTTAGGCTGAGGGGCGGCGGGTTACCCTGGCAGGTTAAGAGATGGAAAGACCAGTCACTTGATCCGAAAGATGCCGATGTAATTGAAGTTAACACATGGTTTAAGCCCAAAGTATTTGCAAGTACAAGCGGATACCTGCTTAAGTCTGTAACTTCTAGCTAGAAAGCTATTTAACAGGGTGGGGTGAAAGCCCTGCCCTGATATTAAAAACATGGAGACAAAAGTGGAACAACAAATAACAGGTGCAGACGCACAAGAACTTGAAAGACTTAATAATCTTAACAAAGTACACAAAGACCAATACGCCAAAGACCAGATTAAAAAAGAGTGGCAAGATGAAAAGCAGGTTGCTGCTGACAAATGGAAATTCTTTAAGCATACGGAATACAAGAACGGAATTATAAAGCATAAATGTGTTGGAGTTGCAAAGGCTTTTTCTGGTGAGAATGGGAGGAGGTTGATAAGCAACAGGGGTGTTGACATGGTTAAGTTTGGGTTTGTTAAGAAGGGCAAAATGAAGGAGATAAAAGATGGAAGAGGAAATTAAGGTTGAAGAAGAGCAGCCAAAGACAGAAGAGGCTAAAATTCCCACACCCAGAAAAGCTAAAATTGACGCCATAAAAAGGCGTGACGAACGAGACAAGAAAGCCCGGGAAAAGAAAGCAGAAAAGGCCAAGAAGAAAAAGGAAAAGAAGGAACTTCCTGATGGCGTTGAGTCTATAACCGAGGAAAGAGTAGGAAATAAGATAATTATTACTACTGTATACAAGCCGGTAGGAAAAAGCACGAAAAAGAAGGTTGAGCATAGAGTTAGAAAACTGACTAAACTGGGGAAACAAACTTTATAATGCCATATTCTACTAACACAACTATTGTGACACTGTTGCCGGGACTTCCTCAAAGTTCAGGGGCACAGGGGTGGACACAGAACCAGGCTCGCATAGACTCGCACATTTCAAGGGCTGACAACCTGATTAACGCTAAGATTGGCAACCGTTATGATGTAAGCGAGTTTGATACATCCGGAAGCGTTCCGCCATTGTGCAAGACTTTATCCGAGGATATTGCTAGTTGGTTTACTTATCGTTCAGAGTTCAGTGGTGATAACCAGAACGATAATGAATGGACTGACAAGTTTAAAATGGCCATTGAGATGCTTGACCAGATTCGTGATGGTGAAATGGACTTGCTGAATACTGCCGGAAGCCTGATAGAAGAACGGGCAACCAATGTATTTGATTTGATTGACAGCAATACTAAAAACTATACGCCATTTTTTGACGAGGACGGGCCGACAGAATGGAAAGTTGATGATGACAAATTAGATTCTATTGAGGATGATAGAAGTTAATGTCTTTAAGTATTACAATTAAGGCGGAAAAGGCCAAGAAGCGTTTTAGGGATTTGCAGAAGCGGGTTTCTAATCCGTCAACCGCTATGGATGTAATAGCAACTAAGGCTTGGAAAAATGTCCAGAAGCATTTTCGAGATGAGAAAGGAAAAGGCGGGAAAACGTGGCCAAGACTTAAAAACCCTAGAGTGCACTGGGCACCGGGCATTACTGAGCCAAAATTGAGAGGCGGTACGAAAGTTTTACAGGATACCGGAACGCTTAGAAGTTCAATTAGTTTTAGAAGTCTTAAAAAAGAGGCTCATGTATTTACCAGAAGTCCTTATGCAGGTATTCACAACTTTGGCGGTAATGTACCAGCAAGAAAGCCGAGAAGGAAAAAGTTTTTAAAAATGTATATCGGTGGTCAGAAGATTTTTACCAAATACGCAAAAGGATTTAGGATGCAAAAAAGGGAGTTTATGTATCTTGATAAACGGGCAAGGAAATCCATAAACCAGTTTTTTCTAAGATACTGGGTAGACGGAGCAAAAGCATAATGGCTATATCTTATGTAGACATATTAACTAAACTTAAGACGCTGATAAACGAGAACAATACGACCACAGCTACATATAATTTAAAGGCGGGTTTAAACAGGACTGTAGGGCGTATTTATCAGGGTTGTAAGAATATGCATGACCATGTTCCCCTGCCTGCCGGTGTTCATCACGGAATATATGTTGAGCTTGACGATGTTACCGAGGAGCCGGGTACACTTGGCCCTACAAACAAGAGAGACTCTGTTATTTCATTTGACATTGTACCGGTTACAAATTATGGGGCGGGTTCTGATGTTGAGGGCTATGCTGCCCAAAACGCACATATGGAAAACATAAGGCTTTGTCAAAACTTAATGTATATGTTTAGAAACAAAATAGATTTAACCAATACTGTCGCATTTCAGCGGTCTTTAAGAACTGAGTTTGCCAGTCTTGATAATGACGATCAGGCTTATAATATAGTTTCAAGGATTACAATTCAAGCAGAAGTAAAAAACACAACTTAATGAAAAAAGGAAATTAAACTACTATGATGTCAGAAAAAGAAGTATTGAACCAGAGCAAGAGCGCTTATAATCAATGGGCGGAAGTATGGCGGAGCCATGCCATAGAAAACGGCAAGAAGTACAGGGCGGACGGAAATAGCCAAAGAGATTTGTTACACCAAGGAGTAGGCAAAACCCTGCTTTGCGTTGCAACATCACCAAGCATTGAAAAGCAAGTTGATGTTATTAAAAAATATCGAGACGAGGTTGACATCCTGTGTGTCGATAAGTCGTATAAATTTTTGATGGATAACGGTATTAAGCCGGATTATGTTATACTTTGCGATGCCAAAGTAAATTATGAGGAGTGGTGCAAGCCGTATATTGATGATACAGAAGATGTAATTTTGTTTATGAATGTTACGGGAAATACAGATTGGTCGATGAACTGGAAAGGAAAAGTAATATATTTCGTTAATAAAGACAATATCCAGAGCGAGGTAGAATTTTCCCAGTTGTCAGGGTGCCAGGAGTTAATTCCAGCGGGCAGCAATGTCGGAAACTCTGTGGTGCTATTCAGTACCCAGGTTTTAGGTTATGACAGATACCTTCTTGCCGGATATGATTATTGCTGGAGTGACGATACAAATTATTATAGCGGCGGAGATACTGTTAAAAGATATTGGATGAAACACCTAAATCAGTTTGATAGAAATGGCAGGGTTGTATATACTTCTCAAAACCTTTTCTTTTCTGTTAGGTGGTTGGGAGATTATAACAAAAATTTAGCAATGAGAGGTATTAAGGTTTATGATTGCTCACTTCATGGGATGCTGAATATGCCCTGGAGAGACCTTGAGACAATGTTGAAATTATATAAAAGGCGTAAGCTTACACTACAGGAAAAGCAACAGATAGCACAATCACGGCTCAAGTCAATAGTTACCCGAGATGAGAACCAGTTAAAAGAAGCACTGGGCACCACTGAACCTGTAGAGGTTATTGTAAATTATTTACCGGAGGATGTTAAACAATGGCTGGACACCGCATAAAATTAAGATGTCTTGACAGGAGGGGGGTGTATTTCCCCCGGCTGCCGAGTTACCCGAATGGGATAGAATTGAATTATGGTGACGAGTTTAAGGTTACCGAAAAAGAAGCAAAGTTTTTTCTGAGGCAAGAAAACGGTCACAAGAAAATATATGAAGAAGTGAAAACAAGAGCAAGAGCAAAACCTGACGAAATTATAACAGAGGAGAATAACGAATAATGGCACTAGGACAAGATCACAGGCTAGGACAATATTCTTTTATAGGACTGGCTCCGGAGGTATCAATAGGTACCCATGTAACGGCAACCAGCTTTGTGGAGTTTGATTCAGAAGCATTTGTAAAAAATGTTACTGAGCAGAAGATTGAAAGTATAAATAATAGTAGGGCTTTTAAAAAGCGAGTTATGCTGGACGAAGAAGTTAACGGAAGTTTGGAAGCACCTCTTCAGGTTCAGAGTGACTTTTTGATTTACCTGATAGGTCAGGCAATGGGCGGAACAATTGGGGTAAAGACGATAGCTGCAGATTGCTGGGCCCATACTATTTCAACTGGAGATATGACCTATAATAAAATAAGTGCAACGGCAGGAACTAATACTAGTTCGTTGGCCATTACTGTAGTCAAGGGAGGTTTGCTTGATGCACAACAAACCAATGCCTCTTTTGATGCGTTTCAATTTAACGGGATGAGGGTTAATACTCTTTCCATTAAGGCAGAGGTTGGAGGACTTTGCATGATTTCCGCTGAATTAGTTGGAAAGTCTGCAACAGTTACAAGCGATTCATTGACTGCCAGTTTTTCAACAGTAGTACCGCAGGATTTCACGATGGTTAGTGTACTTTCTGGTGATTCAATTACCAATGTGTCCGCTGAGCAAGTACAGTCTTTTGAATTAACCATCAACAACAACCTTGTATCAGACGCACCAGCAAGGAGACTGGGAACTAATCAATTGAGTGTACTGCCACCTACAAGACGAGAAGTAATGCTGACGATGTCTCAGAGGTGGGACACCATTACTGCTTATGCAAGGGCAAGAGACGAAACCGCAACAGCCATACAGATTCAGATTGTTTCTGATGTAACCATAGGGGCGGTTGCAGGAAATACCACTTACTCAATGTGGATTAACCTGCCGAGGTGCTTTTGTAATACACCAGCAATGCCAGAGATTGGCGACATGGGAATAGTTCAGAATGAACTGGAATATAGTTGCCTGTATGATTCTGAAAAGTCGTATGACATTCAGATGCAGGTATACAACGGCACAGCAGATTATAACTAAAAACAAGGATAATAAAAATGAAAATAACGATTGCAGGAAAACAATTTGAAATCAATCCAAGCTGGGGGCATTTCGAGGATTTATACAAGAAGTATGATGTTGATGCTCTTGAGAACCAGAGTTTGATTGAACAACGGGAAATGTTGGTAGATTTATACTGGGCAATGCTAAAAAGGCAGTGGTATGGACTAAAGCCGTTTATCACAAAAAACAGGTTTAAGTATAATGTTACTAATCCCGAAATGAATGAGTTATCAGCACTAACTCCAAAGTTACTCGTAGGTGAGGATAAGAATCTGGGAAACTCAGCTTAATTGAGATTTACTATATATTCAAGTCGCTTGGATTTTCGGATAGAGAGTACAGGCGGCTTGACACCCTTCGGGGTCAGGAGATATTGAAAATATATTTACAGGAAAAGATAAAAGATAGGGCTTTTCATTTATCTATACATGGACTTGACCCGAAAAAGGACAAGACTGTAAGTGAGTATATGGCAAATATTAAGAGGCAACAATGGCAGCAACTGCGGAACAGATAACGCTAGTAGTTAAATCCGACACAAACAAAGCACAAAAGGATTTAAAAAAGCTAAACAAGAACCTCAAAGATACCAGTAAAGAAGTTAAAACTCAATCTAAGAGCATTAAAAAATTTAACTTCGGGTGGAAACAGGCTGCGGTAATTATTGGTGGTGCCCTTGTAATGGCATACAAGAAAGCCATTGATGTCGCTTCAGAGTTAGAAGAGGTTACCTCAAAATTTAATGTAGTATTTGCAACAGATATGGAGGTTGCAGCAGATGCGGTTGATAGTTTAACTGAGTCTTATGCAATGTCGGAAATAGAAGCAAGGCGGAATTTATCAGCCGTTCAGGATTTACTGGTGCCTATGGGAATGGCATCGGATAAAGCTGCTGATATGTCAACCAATGTGGTGAAACTTTCTGCCGACCTTGGAAGTTTTAACAACATGCCTACTGCCCAGGTTATGGCGGATATGCAAAGTGCTCTTGTAGGTAACTTTGAAACCATGAAAAAGTACGGTATTGTTCTTAATGAAACAGTAATTAAAGAACGGGCAAGGGCAGAGGGTTTGTGGGATGGCAAGGGTGTTGTAGATGCCGCCACAAAAGCCCAAGTTGCATATAAGCTTATGGTAGAGGGTAGTACTGCTGCTATTGGTGACATGGCCAGAACTTCTGATTCCTATGCTAATACACTAAAGGCAATTAACGCTAACACCACAAACCTTATGGCCAAAATGGGCAAAGAGATGTTGCCTGCTGCAACCGATTTAGCCACTGCTTTTAAGATAATTACCGCCGAAGGTGGTTTTATGGGGGCTGTCTTTGAAACACTTGGTGAGGTTGGTGCTGAAGTATTGGGCTTTTTGACAAAGGGTTTTGTCAAGGTTGCAAAAGCAGTACAAGCTGCCAATTTGTTATTGCTGGTTGCTCAAGGTGGGCAATCTGATTTTAATGAGGCACAAAGAGAATATAATGAGTTAATTAGGTCTGGCAATCCGATAAGAACGCAAGCCCAAAAAATAATAGTTAAGACATATAAGGCACACGAGCAAGCATTAAAATTACAAAACCTTGAAGCGAATATTGCTTTCAGAAATACGGCAGAAGGTGCTGCTCACTTTGCACAAATACAAGCGCAAAGAGCAAAAGAAATTCAACAGCAACAAGAGCTTGCAAGGCAGAGTGCAGGGTTAGTTCAGAAAAAGAAGGATTCAAATGCTGGGTTGATAGCAACAGAAAAACAGGCAGCGGAGGCCGCCAAAGATCGGAAGAGCACACGTCTGAACTCCAGTCACCCGTCCATCTCGTATGCCGTCTTCT